AAAAAAATTTTACCAGAAATACAAAAAAAATTTAATAAAATAACAATCTCTTGTTGTTATCCGGAAGTTTTTAGTGGTATTAAGGGATTAAATTTAATAAGTATAAATGAGGCAAAAGGAATAATACCTATTGAAAATTATAATATTTATAAATTTATGTGGGATAATAATTGGAATAAATCAATAATAGAAGCATATAAAAAATTATATTTATGAAAATTTTAATTAGTCCGTTTTCAAAAAAATTAAGAAATGGCAACGAAAATCCAAAAGATTATCCATATTGGGATAAATTGTTAGAATTGATTAAAAAACACGAAATTAAACAAATTGGAATTGCCGGCGAAAAAATATTAGTTAAAGATTATTATCAAGATAGACCATTCACGGAGATTAAACAATTATTAGATTGGTGCGATATATGGATTTCAGTAGATAATTGGTTTCCGCATTTCGTTAATAATTATGGAGATAAAAAGGGAATAGTTTTATGGGGTAAATCAGACCCTAAATTATTTGGTTATGATAATAATATAAACTTATTAAAGGGCGAAAAAAATTTAAGAAAAAATCAATTTGATATTTGGGAAAACGAAGTATATGACGAAAATGTCTTTGTTTTACCAGAAGAAATTTTGAAATATTTATGAAAAAAATTATAATTGGATTGATTATTATTTTGTTTTTATGCTCGGGACAGGTTTTTGCTGCGCAAGATAATCAAAAAATACTTAATGAAATATCTATTTTATTTAAAAAAATTGAAATTTTACAAAAACAATTAGATGAAATTAAGCAAATTAAACAAAATAATAAAATTGAAATTACGGATAAAATAATTAAAAAACAAAAAATTATAATACAAAAATCGTGTAGGTCGTGTTTATTTATTTATACTGTTAGTGATTAGTATTGTAAATAAACATTAAATATGCTATAATACAAAAATATGAAAACATCATTATCAATTAAAAATTACTTATTGGAATTTACTTATAAACTATTAGATATGCCATTACACGGCAAAGAACTTATTGCTCGCAATAAATTTGTTAAGATTTTGGCTGATAAAATGAGAGAATTAGAAATTGGACGCATTGATTTGATTAAGGAATATGCCAAGAAAGATAAGGATGGCAAGCCCAAAATTAAAAAAGAAAGTAATGAATTTGATTTAAGTGAAGAAAATCTTACAAAATTTCAAGTAGAATATACAAACCTTCTCAAAAGCGAAGCAATTATTGATATTTTAGATAGCAATAGGGAAGAAATTAAAATTGTAGGAGATATTATTTTGAATTCAAAAAGAGAATTTGGTATACAAGAAGGTGAGCAATATCTTGAAATTTGCGAATCGTTTAGATAATATGCCATTTACAAAAATAGGGAAAAATCAATATAAATCGCCAAGTGGAAGAGTTTTTAATCTTAAACAGGTTAAAATGTATTATGCCACTAAAGGATTTAAAAGAAAGAAAAAATGACACGAGCAAATCCCAATGGAGCTAATGGTAATTTAAGCGACCCAAGAGAACAAAAATGTTGGGATTTTTATGTTAAGACAATACAAGAAAATAGAGCAAATGCTTATCAATCTGCTATTGATGCCGGCTATGAAGAAAGCACAGCAAAAACAATAACTACGAGAGAATGGTTTAAAGAAAGATTAAAGAATTTAAAAAGGAAAGAAATGTTATCAAAGGCAGAAAGGAATCTTGATAAAATGTTAGATGAAAATTATAGAAACGATGAAGGAAAAATACAGCCAGAAGTCGCTAAAATAGTTATAGACGTTAGTAAAACAATCGTTAAAACTCTCGGTAAAGATGATGGTTATAGTGAAAAAATAGAAACAGATTTAACAAGCAAGGGAGAGAAAATTGTTTTCTTACCAAGCGAACTATTAGATAAACACAATTTGAATGAAACTACACAAAGCACAATCACAGATAGCGAAGGACAACCACAGATTTAGAATAATTAGGGCTGGAAGGCGTTTTGGAAAATCAGTATTAGTGGCTTATGAAATGTTAGCGGTGGCGATAGCTAATGATAATGCAAGAATACCTTATTATGCGCCGACAAGAGATGATGCAAGAGATATAATGTGGGGAATTTTACAGATTGTCGCTAAAAATGCCATTATTGATAAGAATGAAGCACGATTGGAATTAACTATACGAAATAAATTTAACGGAAAATCTTTAATAGCATTATATGGGTGGGAAGCTGTTCAAGAGAGAAAAAAAGGCGTTGGTGTTAAAAATAATTTTATAGTTTTAGACGAAGTTTCAAAATATAGGAATTTTTGGACAGGTTGGCAAGAAGTTTTACGCCCAACATTAACAGATTTAAGGGGTGGGGCGATGATGATTAGCACTCCTAATGGATATAATCATTTTTTTGATTTATGCAATCAAGAATTAAAGGACGAAGATTTTAAGACATTTCATTTTACAAGTTATGATAATCCGCATATTCCAGTAGAAGAAATAGATAAGGCAAAGAAAGAACTACCGGAAGAGAAATTTTCTCAGGAATATCTCGCAAGTTTCCAAAAAACATCGGGATTAGTTTATAAGGAATTTGACCGAAAAATTCATCTTTATGATGAATTGCCGAAAATTGAATTAAAAAAGATTGGCGGTTTAGATTTTGGTTATAGAAATCCGGCTGGATTATTAGATATACGAACAAATGGAGAAAAATTTTATATTGAAGATGAATGGTATAAAACTGGTAAAACAGACGCCGAAATAGCGGAATATACATCAAGTTATAGATTTGAAGCAGTTTATCCCGACCCGGAAAATCCCGCTGCAATAGAAGAACTCAAAAGAAGAGGTGTTAATTGTAGAGATGTTAGGAAAGATAAAGACAGCATTCAATATGGCATTAAAAAGATTAAAGAATTATTTTTGACCGGTAGATTAAAAATAAATAAAAAATGTGTTAATTTAATAGCAGAATTGGAAATGTATTGTTATGAAGAAAATGAAAAAAAAGAAAAGCCTAAAAAAGAAAACGACCACCTACTTGACGCTTTAAGGTATGTTGTGATAATGATTGAGCCTTCACAAAATAAAGCCACAATTTCTCAATTAAGTGTTTTTCAAAAAAATAGACAGAATATATTAAACAATTCAACTCGTTGAGATTAAAATTAAAATATGTTATAATGTAATAAATCGGTGAAATTTAATGGAAACAATTTATGATTTAGTTAAAAGAGCTGAAAAAAATTATGTCAATAATCCTGTAAAACATAGCAAATATGTTGATTATGATATGTATGAGATTATTGAAACGATTAACGCTTATTCAAATTCTCGTCATATTTCCGGTAAATACGATGCTCTCGGCAGAGAAAAGCCGTTTTTTAACATAGTTACGGCCGCAATCAATGTATGGTATAAAGCGACAGATATTGACCGTAAAAATATAAGATTTAAAGCAAGCAATTCATCTACCTACATTAAAGCATTTATCGCTTCTATTTTATTGCGTGATTGGATGAATAGGAATAGATTTGGGCAATATCTTAATAAATGGGGAAGAACATTGGCTAAATTTGGCTCGGCAATAAGTAAAATTTTAGAAAAAAATGGACAACTTTTTACAGAAGTTATTTCTTGGGATAGGATTATTTGCGACCCAGTTTCATTCCAAGATAATATAAAAATTGAAAAACTTTATTTTACACCATCTCAATTAAGAAAAATAAAAGAATATGACCAAGAAAAAGTTGAAGAAATTATATCTAAATCAAAAGAAACAAGAAAAACAATAGATAATCAAGTTAAAGATTTAAGAAATGATTATATCGGAATTTATGAAGTTCACGGCGAATTTCCTTTATCATTTTTAACCGACAAAGAAGAAGACGAAAAAGAATTTCGCCAACAAATGCACGTAATTTTTATAAATGGAAAAACAGGTAAAAATGAAATTAAATCAACGCTTTATAGGGGCAAAGAAGAAAAAGACCCATATTCTATTGCTCATTTAATTGAAGAAGACGGCAGAACATTATCTATCGGCGCCGTAGAATATCTTTTTGATGCTCAATGGATGGCTAATCATTCAGTCAAACAAATTAAAGACCAATTAGACTTAGCATCTAAAATGATTTTACAAACAGCCGATGAGCAATTTGTCGGGAAAAATGTTCTTACTAATCTTGAAACTGGCGATATTCTTTTCCACGCAGAAAATAAACCACTTACACAAGTAAATAATCAATCTCACGATACGCCGGCAATAACCAATTATCTTATTCAATGGCAAAATTTGGCAAGAGATATAACTGGAACACCGGAATCAATCACCGGTGAAACAATGCCAAGCGGAACAGCATATAGACAAGTGGCAATTCTAAATAAAGAAGCGCACTCTTTATTTGAAATAATGACTGAAAATAAAGGATTATATCTTGAAAACATTTTAAGAGATTATATTATTCCCTATTTTAAAAAGAAATTAAATAATTCAGACGAAATAGCGTTAATCTTGGAAGCTAATGAAATTGAAAAATTAGATAATTTTTCATTACCTGCAAATCTTGAACAAGAATTGAAAAATAAAATACTTTTTGAAGGTAATAAAGAATTACCTCCGATAGAACAATTAACACAAGAAGTTCAAGAAAGACAAAAACAATTTGGGCAAACAAGATTTATAAAACCATCAAAAAAAGAAAAGAAAACTTGGGCTGAATATTTTAAGGATTTTGAATGGGATGTAGAAATTGAAATAACGCCGGAAAATACAGACAAAGAAGCCACGCTTTCTACGCTATCAACAATTTTACAAACTATTGCGAGTAATCCAAATATATTACAAGATGAAAATGCTAAACTTATTTTTTCGAAGATATTAGAAGAAACTGGCAGAATATCGCCAGTAGAATTAAAAAGCATAACTAAACCCATAATGGCTCAACAGCCACAGGGTCAATCGGTCGGTATGCTTGGTGAAGAAAAAATCGGTGGTAAAATCTAAAAATATGGCTAATAAAAAAATGATGATGAAGGAAAAAGAAATGAAAAAGAAAATGATGATGAACGAAATGTCGCAAAATAAAAATAAAAAGAAAAAAATGTCCGAAGATAAAAAAGGTTATAATCGGGCGATGGATAAATTAAATAAAAAATATAAAAAATCAAAATAATTATGTCTAACACACAAGAACAAAAAAATGGTAGACAAATGAGATTTAGCGATGAAGAGCTGAATCTTATTAAAACTACATTTAGAGGAAATGAAAAATTACTTAAATTGATGCGTAAGGTTTTTCTTCCAGAGATTGACCCAGAGGCTCCATTAGGACAAATTGTTGATTTATGGATGACAACGAATATCAACAATGTCAGTCCCGAACAAGCTTATGTTAATATCTTAGCAAGAAATAATCTTATTCTTCACATTGAACAACAACTCATTCAACTTGATATATTATCAAAATTAGATGATATGACGGTTGATGAATTGCTTGAAAGAAATAAAAAAAATAGTAGTAAATAAATAAACAAAATAGTATTATTTGAATTTAATTTTCAAATATGCTATAATGTAATAAATAGGTGCGATGATACACCTAAAACCCATTCTATGGAAATTAAAACAATGGTAGACCTCGATACCTTAACAGAGGAGGAGAAAGAACTTTTAGAAAAAGGCGAAAAAACGGAAGATGATTTTTTGGCTGATTATAACGCTGAACAAGAAAAATCAAAAAAAGATTTTGATGAAAAACTTAAAAAAGCCGAAGAATTAGCTAATAATTATAAAATCCGTGCTGAAAAAGCAGAAGCTAAATCTAAGGAGAGTAAGTCAGAGTCAACTCCTAAAAATGACAATGAGCTTTCTCAAACAGATTTAATAGCATTGATTAAGGCTGATGTTGCAGAAGAAGATATTAGCGAAGTTTTATCTTTTGCTAAACTTAAAAATATATCTGCGTCTGAGGCGCTTAAATCAACTATTGTTAAGACGATTTTGGCTGAAAAGAGTGAAGAAAGGAAAACTGCTAATGCTACTAATACCAGTAATTCTCGTAAGGGAGCAAGCAGAAAAGATTCAACAACTATTTTGGATGAAGCTCGCAGAAGTGGGACTATTCCGGAATCAGACGAAGAACTTAATAAACTTATACAAGCTCGTTTTGCCAAAAAATAATAAATCGGTGGGGTTGCTACAATTTTAATTGCACCTATAAAATCCCGATTAAATGGCAAATACTATTTCGTCCCGTTCATATAGGGACAAATATCGTTCTGCCGCTCTTGAACAGGTTTTGCGCAATGCTTTGGTTAGCGAAAAAATCTGTGAAGTAGACAGAACTGATAATAAAAGGATTCAATCTCCTTATGGTTCACAACCGACAGCTACCGTTCAAGCTATCGCAGGAACTTATTCAGTAAATACATATACTACTACCGATGATACTCTCACCGTAACTGATGAAGTTATTGTCGCAGAACATATCTTTGATTTCGAGGATATTCTCAATAATTTTGATATTTTTGCTGCGAGAACCGATGAAATGCTTTATCAAGTAGCTACTAAGATTGATTATTTCGTATTAAATAATTTAACTGAAGATGGCACTGGCACATATTCAACTCCGGCTGGTGGTTTCGAGACTGCTGCAAATGTGAATACCATTATGGCTAACCTTATTTCTAAGGTTTCTGGCTACGCTGATACTTATAAAGGATTATTCTTAGTAATTGAGAATACTGACCTTGTTGGATTTATTGCCGCTGGTGCCACTAATGGTTTTTCGTTTGCTGACGCTACATTAAAGAACGGCTTTGCTGGTTCTTGGATGGGTGTTGATATTTATGTGGTTAGAAGTGGAACATTTGTGTCTGATACTATTGGAACTACAACCGTAACCAATAGCGGACATCGAGTATTCGGCGTAAAGAATGTCGCTACTTACGCTTCTCCTCGTGGTATTCGTTGGGAGGAAAAGTTAGTAACCGGAAAAACTGGTAAAGAGGTCGTAACTTATGGTTATGTTGGTTTTAAGCTTTGGGCTACAAAAACTGATTTAATTGTAGACATTACACTTGTATAAAGGTCGTTAATACAGCTCTGTGGGCTGTATGAGGGATGATTTGATTATTTTATCCACCGATTAGTAATCAACGCTTCTCTCGTACAGCCCACAGATTAAAAAAAATATTTCGGTGGATATTTGCTAAAAATAAATGGCAACACCCAATGGATTAAATCCTGATTTCTATGATGTTAATGTAACCAATAGTTTAAAAGTCAATGGCACAACTGTTATTGATTCAAATGGAGCATTGGTTCAAACATCTCAAAGTTTTGGCGATGCAGTAACTGATACTAATGTTTTTAAGAGCCGTATTTCAACCGGAACCGTTGCCGGAACTGCCATTGATGCCACTTCTGCCTATCTTTATGGTGAAGGTTTAGAGTGGCGATGGAAAGTTAGCAACTGGACAGGCGTTGGTTCTTCATTTAAGAGTATGTACGTTAGAGCAGAAACTGGCGTTGATAGTTCTGGTAAAGATATGTTTGGTATGGAACTTTATGGTGTAACTAATAATTATACCGTAGGAAATCTTAAAGGATTACTTTCATACGCTTATATTAAGGGAACTTCTGCCAAAACCGTAGGAACAGCTTATGGTATTCACGGAGAACTTACTTTTGATGCTTCATCTGCTACTAATACAATAACAACTGAATTATCAGCTGGTTTATTGAAAATTACTGGTGGAGTTGTTGATGATGCTACGAAGATTCACGGTTTGATTATCAGAGCTGGTGATATGGACGGCAATAGTCCTACTTATGGAAATGGTATTTTAATTGAAGATGACTCAGCGATGAGTGGAACAATTAAATATACTACGGGAATCAATCTTTCAGCTCATTGTTCAACTGCTATTAAATATGGAACAAGTGGTGGAGAACAAGTAATGGTTCTTGCTGATAAATTTATAAGTTCTTATCTTACTAACTCTACAACCGATGGCGGAACTTCATTTGAGCCGTTCTTGATTGATACGACTCTTACTGGTGCAGGACAAGTTGGTGGTAGAGGTAAGTTTATAATGAGAGCAAATGCCGCTCTTGGTGGATGGTCAAACGCCCTTAAAGCTGAGGTTGTATATGGAGCTACCGGCAAAACAACCGGTCTTGGTTCGGCAATGGTTGCCGAGATGACCCTTTCCGCTGGAACTGTTGATGGAAATTATGCTCCGCTTGAATTGGAACTTAATATCCCTTCTGGCGCTTCTACTGGAACAGATACCGCAATGATGTATCTTTCTGCGCAAGGAGCAGATGTTGGTACATTTGATACCAATGGATATTTGCTAAAATTAGCCGGTTTAACGGCTGGTTCCGGCAAATTGCTTCAAACTGGTAATACGCTTGGAACGCCGGCTGCTACAATGAAGGTAAAAATTGGTTCTACAACTTATTACTTACCAGTGTATGCGACCGAGATAACTACTTTATAATAATTGAGTAGTTTTTCTAATCTGCCCCTATTTGACGAGGGGGCAGATATAGGAAAATTAAAAATATGCAATTTTCAAATACATCAACAAAACAAGGTTTATTACAAGATTGTGAATTTTGGACTAATTTGGGAGATGGTGGAATAACTGGAAATTCATTTCTTAAATCTCAATTTACAAATAGAATAAATCGTAGACACGAAATGGCTATGGCAAGATTGGGTCTTGCTTCTCGCTTATCTCAATCAGATGATACAAATTATACAAATCAGCCATTTTCTTATTTTGATATAGTTTCAGGAGTAAATGATTATCAATTTTTACAAGATGCTGACGGGAATTCAATTTCAGATATTACGGCAGTTTTAATTTTACAAAGCACGACTGCGACAGAATTTATTAAACTTACACCATTAACATTGGATAGAGTAGATAATTCATTGGGCAATCAAACTGGTCATTTGTCAGGGATAAGTATAAATGATGCAGAATTGATAATGTCTCCAAATTCAAATAATACAGGCATTCCGACTGGATATATTGAAAGAAATAATACTATCTTTTTTGATAAATTACCTAATTATTCAAAATTAAATGGCGGAAAATTATTTTATAAAAGAGTGCCATCATATTTTGTGGTTGGAGATACTACAAAAGAAGCAGGTTTTCCAGAAGAATATCATCAAATGTTATCTTTGGGAGCTTCTTTTGATTATCTTTTAACTCATAAATCAAATGATGGAGCTTTGATTACAAGAATAGAAATTGAATTAAATAAAATAGAAAAACAATTTTTAACTTATAGCCAAATGAGAAACCCTGTTAAAAACAGGGCTATCGGAAGGGTTGTAGATGCACGATAATGGCTGATTTAAAAAACATACCACAGGGAGCGGGATATATTCTTACTGATAATTTAGATTATATTCTACTCGGTGAAAATGAAGATGAAATTTTAATTTGGATGTCGGCTCCAACTTTAACAAATATAAATAAAAACTAATTATGGCAAATAAATTACTTTCTGATTTATTAAAAGATACTTATAGTGGCGCTACCTCATACACGGTCGGAGATATTGTTGATTATCAAGGTTCTTCTTATGTTTGTAGGGCTAATACAACTGGAAATGCTCCCACAAATATAAATTATTGGGCTTTGTTATCCCAAAGTGGATATTCAGGTTATTCTGGTGCTACTGGTCCTACTGGTTCGTCTGGCATAAGCGGTTATAGCGGTTATAGTGGTCAATCAGGTACTTCTGGATATTCAGGTTATTCAGGTTTTAGTGGAATAAGCGGTTATAGTGGTTTTAGCGGTTATTCTGGTATTTCTGGTTATTCTGGATACTCTGGCATCTCTGGTTATTCGGGTTATTCAGGAATAAGTGGTTATTCAGGCGATAGCGGCATCTCTGGTTATTCGGGTTTTAGTGGCACTTCTGGTTATAGTGGTTATAGTGGTTATTCAGGTCAAGGGACAAGCGGTTATAGTGGTTTTAGCGGTTATTCTGGTATTTCTGGTTATTCTGGTTTTAGCGGTATTTCTGGTTTTAGTGGCGATAGTGGTATAAGTGGTTATAGTGGTAGCGGAATTTCAGGTTATTCAGGTTTTAGTGGAATAAGCGGATATTCTGGATTTAGTGGTTATTCAGGATTTTCTGGTTATAGTGGAACACCGGGCGGAGCCTTAAATTGGATGGGACAATGGTTGACAGCCACTGGATATGCTGTTAATGACGGAGTTTTTAATAATGGTTCTTCTTATTTATGTATTTCATCTCATACTTCCGGCGCAAGCACAGAACCGGGTGTTGGTGGTTCTTGGGAAACGGTATGGTCTTTATTCGCTCAATCTGGTTATTCTGGATACTCTGGTATCTCTGGTTATTCGGGTTATTCAGGAATAAGTGGTTATTCAGGCGATAGCGGCATCTCTGGTTATTCGGGTTTTAGTGGCACTTCTGGTTATAGTGGTTATTCTGGCGTTGTTTCTAATCCAATGACGGTAGAATTAGATTTGGGTGAAAATGCTGGTCTTGCTATTGATAGCGCTCTTTCTGCTGATGGAAAATACTCTGGCATTGTTGAATCTGGAACAGCTGGGACAGCTCTTGCTTTCGGAGATTTGGTTTATTTTTCGGCTGTTGATAGTAGGTGGGAATTAACTGATGCAAATGCGGCTGCTACTGCCGGGGATGTTAAACTTGGAATAGTTGTTTTAGCTGCGGCCGGCGATGGTTCAGCTACAAAAGTTCTTTTATGGGGAAAAATTAGAGCAGATACTGCTTTCCCCACTATGACTATTTCTGCGCCCCAATATATTTCAGAAACTGCTGGTGATATTACTGGAACACAACCGACAACAACAGATGCTGTTATAAGAAGAGTTGGATTTGCCAATACTGCTGACGAATTATTTTTCTGTCCGTCTAATGACTATATAACACACACCTAAAAATGAAACTTGATAACCTCTTAAAAAATAAATCTGGATTAGAACGCAAAAAATTAAAAGGACAAG